AAACCTCGTATACGTATGTTTTAGCGTCTGCCATTGCATCTCCTATCGTCGGTGTTTCCACCATAGGGCACTACTGTGGCAATTCGGTGAATACCCTCTGAAACGCTTGTTTTACAAGGTTTGGTGCGTCTGCCATCTGTGGGTTTATCTCCACGTGTAACCAATCGCCGCCCGGCGCGCCGTGTATCTCTGGCTTGCTGTACGACTTCCACGCTTGTCGAGTGCATTGCCAGCCACGCCCAAATGCTTTTGGAAAATAGTCAAGCACACACTCAACACCTAACTCGTTTGCGTTGGCTAACACAATGTTTATAAACGCAATAGTGCCTTTACGGTTTGCGTCTGGGTGTTTTTCTGACGGCCTATACGACAGATCAACTGCTCGACCAGTGGCATGCACACTTAGATTGGTTGAGCCGCGCATATCGCGTACACCCCAACTGCCGTTATTCCAAAACGCGCCACCGCCATGCTTGATAGCTTGCCGTATCCATTCATCCATGCCTGCACGTGGGCCTGCAGCTGCACCGTCACTGTTGCCTGTGTATGGCTTAGACCCTATGACTTTAGGGTTGGCTGGTATCACACTCATGGCGCTACAGGTTCGGCAGGCTTTCGCTTTAGGCCGTTAGCGGCAACCAGACCAGACAGTGTGCCGGTCATAAAGACAGTCAACGTGGATAGTAGGTCAATAAATTGCGCGTCATTTGGTGATTGCTCTAACGGTTGGGTTACAAACAACAAACCGTAAACAAACCCAATAACAGTAATTGCAAATGTGACTGCAATTGTGCAGCCAACAAACACGATCATACGTGCGTGCAGGATTTCTATTTCTGCTTTTTCCTTAGCCATTGTCGCACTGTCTTACTGTGACGCAATGGTTAGGTAGTGCACTGTTGCGTACAGTTTTTTTGCCTGCGTTGTCGCGTGTTGTTTCGCAAGCGGTCAGGATAAAAGCGAGCATGACACTAGCCAAGTAGTAGCGCAACTTCATAAAGCATCATGTAATTGGCACATAATTAACTACGCTTTGTATAAATGCTTCATATTCGGCTGGGGTCATTGTGCGTACAACATCGTCAATTTGTATAAAAACGGTGTCGTGCGGATACATTTCTACGGCTTCTTCGTATGTCATGCGTTATGCCTTTGCGTAGCCGTACACATAAATTGTGCCGCCAGTAAAAGTAAAAGTAGAGTTGATGTCAAGAGTAAAATTAGTGCTACTTGAAGTGTTGCTGTCGTAACCGCCCCAAGTGGATTGAGTTGTGTTGCTCGCATATCGACTGACTGTTTGAGTTGTGGTAGACAAAAACGGGCTAAAAATATCTACGGTAATAGTTGATGATGAAGTACCTAATGCGCCAGCCAAACCAAAACCTTGTGAACTTGTCGCACCTGTATAGTCTCCTGTAAGTGTTGCCGATGTGTAACTCATTGAATAACCGCTACTAGCATATGTTGAACCTGTTGAACCGTTGATTGTCATATAAGCAATACCACCACCACTTAAAGTTGTGTTGGATACAACAATTCTGTAATCATCATAAGTGGTGCTAAATGCGTTGGTTACTGTAACTGTTTGTACCCCGCTACCAATGACCTGCGATTTAATCAAAGTCAGTCCGCTAGCCGTAGATGGCCCGACAGTAGCCCATGCTGCGCCATCGTAATACTGCACAACGTTGCTGGCCTCGATGTAACAAAGTTGACCCTCTGCCAATACTTTGTTACTGCCACCAAACGCTGCGTCACGCGTAACGGTAGTAGCAAACACAGGTACGCCTGTGCCGGCACTAGCGTTTTGTTGTGCAGCGGTCAATACTTGATTGGCTACAAAAAGTGGCACGGTTGTCTGTGTGTTTGCCATAGTCAGACTTTATCCTATGCCAGCGCGTTGGTGGTAGATAGCACACCAAACGTTTCATCATTAAGTATGAAGTCATTAAGCACAATGGTGGCTGATGTCCATAGGGTCATGCGGTGTCCGGTGTTCATGTCAATTATGTGATCTATGCCCTCAACGCTGAGGTCTTGAGTAATGGCTAGCGGTGTGCCACTGGTAAACGTCTTAGTGGCTTGCACGGTGTCACCAATTTCAATAGGTGCTAACGCCGTTTTTTGTGCGTCTGTAAGGCTTGCAAACGTGGTCGATACGTTAGTAAAACGCGGTTTAGGCAATGGGTAAAGCAAGTAGCTAGCCAATATTGCAGCTTGCCCGTCAGTGCTTAACAGGCTGTCTGTAATCGCCTCAGTCTGAGTAAAGTACTGGCTAATCGAGTCGGCGTTGCTTGCGTTTTGTAATGTGCCGCCGGACTCAATAGTGACATTGCTGTTGTTAATTACAGTTTGCTGGTCAAACTCAACAATGATGTTGTCATACGGTGTAGCCGTGCCAGTGTCATTAAACGTGGCGGTTGGTGCTGCAAGCGTTGTGCCCGTTCTTGGCTGTGCGGTCAACACATTTGTTTTGCTACAAAATATGCGACCCTGCTCAGCCTGCTGAATGCGGTTCAAGTAGGCGTTTACGTTTGTTCCTGAGGCAATCGTATAAGCGCCCAGCGTGGCTGTAGGACTGGCTGTAAGGCTTGTACTGCCTGTATAGCCTGCAGCGCTTAAAACGCTTGTAATGCGCGCTGACGAGGTTTGCACGGTAGTGCTGGTTTGAGGCAAACTGCCCTGTGAGAGCACATAAATATCGTCTGCAGCGTTAATCTGGTATGACGTTAAACCAGCCATGTTGTATTGCTGGTTGTAAGTAGTTACTCGACCAGTAAACAAATACTGCCCGTTGCGGCTTAACCGTATTTGACGCAATGGGGCTAAACCCGGCTGTTCTGTCAACTGATTGTAATAAACGCTAGACGTGTTAAATGGGTCGTAAGCACGGTTTGTGTTGGGCACGCTAATTGACACCGACATTGTGCCGGGCCCAAATACGTCTAACGGTTTGTGTCTGCCACGTTGAATAGTAATTTGCTGTACTACGTCTGTTATTTCTACAAAGTCTGTGCCGTCACCGTCAAGCACAGCAGTGCCGTCAAGTGTTGACTCGTCTAGGTAGAACGCTGACGAGTCGTAACCCGTTGACAATTCAAGCAGGTATGTGCCGCCAGTAATTACGCTTACACCAGCCATTACCTGATCGCCAAATTAAGTGGCCCGTAAACCTGTGTGTACTGTGTGAGCGCATCAACTACTGATCTGCCTATATCGGCTGATGATGAGATGCCGCCAGCCACGTTAATTGTTACAGGACTGCCTAAACCTGCTGCCTGAAAATCGGCTGCAGTAAACGCATAAGAGTTATCGCCACCGCGATTAGTTGCGGCAAACGATGGGCCTTGACTGCGTGAGCTGCTACCGCCACCACCGCCAGCCATAGGTGCTGCAGGGCTAGGCATAGCCGGCATAGCCGGCACACCTGCAAGCACTTGACCAACACCGCCCTCACGCGCTGCACCAGAACCAACTGCAGCTGCAGTGCCGCCACCAATTCTGCCTAAGTCAAGTGATGGCAATGACGGAATGTCGCTAAAAGGGTTAATCAGGTTCATGCCTCGAATGATCAGGTTTATTGCTGAAATGTACGCGTTAGCAAAAGTCTCAAAACTTCCGATTAGGCCGTTAAGCACACCGTTAACAATGTCGCGAAATGTCTGAAACTTGTTGTACGCGTAAATGATGCCAACTACTAATGCTGCGACACCAGCCGCAATTGCTGTAAAAGGATTAAGCGCCATAGCAAAGTTAACTGCCAAGATCGCTACAGATATTGCGGTGATTGCACCAGCGATTGCTAAGAACGCTTGTGGGTTTTGTTGTGCCCAGTCTGCAAACTTTTGTAGCACTGGCAACACCTTTTGCACAATAGGTAGCAACGCTGCACCAATTGACTCTGTGGTTTCGTCAAGCGAGTTTTTGAGTATCTTAAAACGGCCTGCAGCGGTATTGGCTGCGGTTGCGGCTGCACCGCCAAACGTGCCGCCTAAGACGTTCATTACCTCATCAAGTGACGCGCCGTCTTTAATCATGGCTTTAATCTCTGGTGACAAGGCTTGTAGGCCTTTCATGTTGCCGCCGTAAGCTTTAGCGAGCGCGTCAGATACCTCAGCAAGCGACTTGTTAGACCCTATGGCTATGTCTTGGGCAAGTGATAGTGCTTCTGTTGCCGTAGCAATGTCTTTTGTGCCGGTCACAAGCACCGCAAGCGCTGGCCGTAACTCACTGTCAGCCGTACCGGTAGCCCTCGACATCGCGCTAATCATGTCCTCAGTTGCTTTGACCTGTTTCTCTGTAGCACCAGTGACGTTGTTTAATGTCAACGCAAGTTGTGCAGCCTGTGCCTCATCCTCTGCAGCTGCAGCCACCGCAGCACCAAGAGCTGCAGTGACTGCACCCAGCGCAGCAGCAGCAGGCACGGCAGCCTTTTTAATTGCAAATTGTGCTTTTTCGCCAACT